CATGAAGAAGGATCGGCCCAAGCCCAACTACCCCGCACTTACCCTGGGCTAAAAATCGGACACCATCCAATTAAGGAATTTACTATGCAATCGCGCACCGCCGCCATAAATGACTGAGATTCTCACCGGCTGAGGAGGTCCAACCCTAGTCATCACGACACCAGCTCCGAGGAATCTGATCACTCCTCTCAACCATCCAGCTCCGCCAGGTAAACGTATCTGATTGCTACTGTCAGAAACATAGGTCTTAACGTCCACGTAGGAGTGCAGCAAACGATCAAAATTCATGCTCATCCATTTGTCCGAAACATTCAATCCAGTGAGTTTTGCGACTTGGACCGTCTTCATGTCTTGGAAGTTGATTTTTGTGGCGACCGTGGATGCCTTAGGTTTTGATAGACCGCAAGTCATTAAGAATCCAGTGATAACCTCAGTTGGGACTTTCAAGGCTTTCATCTTCAAGAGAGCAACATCGATCGACTCAACATCGAGACCAGAGACAGCTCTACTCATGAACACTGTGCCGTGGAAGTAGGTTTGAATGGATTCCATCATTGGTCCGAGACCCATCATTTTGTAGTATGGTTCACCATTAGTAGGGTCACAGCCGGCAACTAGTGGAACATCCAATGACAGGCCTGCTGGTATGTTAAGGTCAGTCAACTCCCAATCTACGGACAGGTAGGCTTCCAACACTTTGGAAAAGGATTGATACCAAGAGAACTGGCCACGAAGAAGGTGAACATCCATCGCTTCGATCTCATACGTGCTCGCCATGTCAGCTTCAACCGCGGTATCAAACCACCTTTGGGGGACGTCGTCAAGAGATGGTAGTTTGCGTGGCAAGCGGCCTGGATAATCCGTAACGATGCGATGTCCATAGTTGACCCTGATTGTGAGCTTCTGATCTGAGAACAAGTAGTTACGAAGACTATCAATCAAGTCGCGTGACTCAGGACCAATGACCTTTCTCTTCGTCTTATCAGGTGAACGAGGTATTTGTGACATGTAGTACCCAGGCAGAACTCCGCAATCATTCATGAACTTGACGTAGTCATATCCCCGGAAGAAGGTAGATTCATTGGACAAGTCAGTGTTGTCTTTCTGATAACCACTTGATTGCATGCGATCAACGATGTACTTCTTACCTGTGACCATGATGGAATACATCCCTAAATCGCCGCCAGGAGTGTATGGAGAGAAGATCCAAGGTGGAGAGTCGAAAATGCGTATTGGCGGGAGCCCAAGGTACACGAAAGACCAGGATGGATACTGAATCACGTCAGATTTTCCCTTGATGAAGACTGCCTTGGAAGAAAGGAAACAAGCCATCGACCATGAGAACTTCAACCATCTACGCCAGTGAAATTGATCCTCAACTCCATTGTTGTACATGCCAATGAAAGCGTCAATGCCACCAGGCCAAATCACATCTTGATCACGACTAGCCCGCTCCTTTCCAACGACAGGGTGACGACCGACATTAGGTATCCTGCATCCGTTCAAAAACAACAGTTTCAAGTACTCAGCGGATCCGTTAAACTCAATGTCAAAAACCCATCCACTTTCTTTACCGAACACACTGAGTAATTCCAGCATTGATTCAACATGATGAGAACTGATCGGACGACCATCATTAGTGGGTAGTATCATGATGCCATCATCTCCTTGGCAAACGTAGTTACGATTGACATCAAGCTTCTTCACAAAATCAATCAATTCAAGATCTTTCGTGTGATTAGGTAACCAGTGCATCAGGAACGTTTTCATCATGGTACTATTGTTTGCTGTATGTTCCGTGGAAGTAGCAGTGGAGCCAGAGGGAAATGTAGTAGTGTGATGAGTGAAGGCGTTCCCAGGAGAGAAAGCATCTTTAACTTCGTACTCAAACCCCCGCTCATACAGTTGAGACAACTTCTGAACCATGTTCTGCATACCAGAGATGCTCCGTGTGCCGACAATACCCAAATCAAGACCGTCTTCAACCAAGGTGGCAGGTACTCCAAGAAAAGGCGTCCCAACATTGATTCCATCCATACCCTCATGCATAGCACCGCAGATGACAGACAAGAAGAATCCCCAAGTGATCGAAGAATCACAAGCTTTAGTGTCAATGTTGACAGCACGAGTAGGTGGAGATGAGGCGAAGATACCAAGTGGAATGACCTTTTCAGTGACGTTGGAACCTGAAGTTGTGCTCTTATTCAAGAACTTGTTGATGTAGTTGCCGCAGAGAGTGTGAGGAGCGGAGACCTGCTGCTGTGGAACGCTGAATGGCATAATCGTCCGACTACGACGCTGAACTTGAATTCTCACTCCATGAGAGACGGGAGCCATGATGGTGTCTTGGTATTGCGTGAATGGTATACTTGCCAGTTGAGCGGCTTGGACGATTTTTGTTGAGCTCTTAGCGCCAGATTTCGAGAAGTTTTTCAATATGACACCTTTATCAGTGAGTACCTTCTTAACACTACTTCCTGATCCGCCGCGAGGTGTTACGTATTGTGAACGCAGAATGGCCTGAGTGTTCGGGTCCCAATTGTCGGGATTGTTGGCAACTTGGACAGCAGCTTCTCGCCAGGTAGCATACAAGTTTCGAGCCACATAATGCTGAGTGTCATTCTTCAGGTATTTTACCACACCAACGGGATCGGTCCAATCTTGTGGGGGAATTGGGCGCTCAATGACTGGAGCATGAACATACTCTTGAAGAACTGTGTCTGTGGGAGTGCGAGTTATGAATACCGATGAAACACCAGCCAATGCATCTCTGATCATCTTCATGCCAACACCATTGTGAACTGATATCTTTGAGTACTGAGAGCGAAGTTCCTCAAATTCAGCAGTCATGCCATAACTACTAGCTAAGTCAGAAGCATCCTCAATCGCCTTCTTCGCACCTTGAAGTTCGTTCTTCCATCCTCGAGGGAGATCACGCGCACCATCCAATCTGAAACGATATTCCTCTCTAGGTTCCTCCCAAACGACTATGGGCACACGACCAACAGTCTCACCATGATAAACAGACAGTAGTGAAGCGGCGGGTATGATCTTCTTCAGCTTTAGTTGAGTATGGTTGTAAGAAGTAGTCCCAGCTGCTTTAAGCATCATACGTACCGTTGGAACGCTGATAAGGCGGGAAATGTTGCAGGAATAGATAACTATCGCATAGTTAACCAGGCCAATCATCAATGGAGCTATTTGACTTGAAAGAGGTCTTTTGTCATCATAGAGGGCAAAAACGATGTCGCGTGAAGTCTTCAAGAATGGTGGCTTGTATTTCCCGTACTCCATGAAGTGTAACATGATGGTTTTCAATGCAGAAAGTGCTGGGTTGGCTTCTATGGTTAAGAAGTTAACATTCTGTTCATCAATGAGGAGAGGTGAGGGAGACAGCTCATGGGCGTAACTAACTACTAAACACAAGAGAAATCTCTCGAGGGGAAATTTGATTTGGTTTGCTTGATAAACTGAAAGATTGTAAAAGGTCTCTGCGATCCTTGCAGTTGGATCCAATCTTTTAGCCGCAGCTTGAATCTCTTTCCGCAGTTGACCATATTTGTGAATAGATTCTGTATTGATTTCCAGCACGTCAGTGAGATTAGCGTGAGGGAGGTAGACATCATCAGGAACTGCACACTTAGGCACACGCACAACTCGTTGGCGAACGTCGACATCCCAATATCTTTTGTGTGGAGGTGGTTGAAATAGAGATGACGGAACCAAGAAAGGATCAATAAATTCAATTTTATTAATTATATCATATACTTCATGTCTTTGCGTAGTCCTAAAAGTTTTACTCGCGTTAGTCCAGATATCAGCAGTTAATTCGATAGTGCCACTTAGTGCCACACTCAGGTTTTTCAAGTCTTCAGGTAGTTGGTTGACAAGCGCTTTAGGTTTCTCCATTATTATC